GAGATGCTGTCGCTCAGTGTGACGGTGAAGCCGGGGTTATTGACGTAGACCTGACCGCTGAGACCGAGTAGCTGGTTGATGGTCAGTGCAGCCGGGGTGTCGGGCGTCACATAACCGAGGGCGTGGATGCCTACCATGTTCTGGATATCGTGCTTGACATCCTGTCGGGAGTAGATGTTGTAAACACCACCCGCCGTGATGTCGTCCGTGGTCAGCATGTGGATTCTCTGGAAGTTGATATAGTCAGTCAGCACACCAACCGTGAATACGTTCGCCTTGACGTGGTTTCCGGTGATGCCCCAGGCGATGGGGTTGGTGGTTGTCCCCTGGACGTGGTCGAGCCCCTTGTTGGCTACGTCGCCAATCAGGATGGGGTCGAAGTGGACCTTGACTGCGATGACGCCGCTTCCACCTGCGACTACGCTACCGAGCGCATAACCGAACGGTACCTGGACTACGCTGTTGCTGATTTTGCTAATCTCAGCATCGCCAGTTCCGTCGCCATCCGCGACTCCGGGGAGTGCCCCGGCACGGATATAGAGTCTGTCGCCGGCTTCAATGGCACGGTCGCCATCGTCGTCCTCGGCATAGACGGTCAGGTTCCAGATTCCCTCGGTGTCAAGGGCAATCAGGTCAGAGGTGGCTGATGCACTCTTGAAGGCTACCCCGACGGCCAAGCCGTAGGTAGTAGGTACCCCCGCGTCGCAAATTATACAGGGGTCGCCTTTATCAACGAATCCATCAGCATGTTTGGGATGGATGAGCTCGTTGTCCTTCATCGTGATGTGTCGGCCTTCATAGGTACTGGATACTTCGGTACCGGCATCCAGTGAACCGGTGTATACTCCTGCTGTAACTCCTGGCATTTCAAATGCCTCCTTAATTTATTCTTGGCGGACTAGCGGTCAGGAACCGCTATACTGCCTTCCCGGCCATCTTATCGAGAGCCTTGTCCAGCTTCTCTTTGACCTTGGTCTGGTCCTCCTTGCTCGGCCCGGGTCCGAGTCCCCTGATTTTGCCTGCCTCGGTAATATTGGCGATATAGGCTACCTCGGACTTGATGGCCTCCTCAATCCCCTCCGCCGTCTCATCGTCCTTGTGGGCCTCGATGAGTTTATCCTTGGCCGCCTGGGGAAGTTCGGCCTTATCGACCGCTTCCTTAATGGCTGCCTGTGCGGCTTCCTTTACCTTGGCCTTCTCGGCCGCCACCGCCGCTTCCTTCATGTCAGTGTTTTCCTTGGTGAGGGTCTCGTTCAAACCCTCTAACTCTGTGATTCGCGCTTCTGCGTCCATCTTCGCTTTGACCTCCAGGTTTATTTGTTCTCTTATGGTTGTCTCAATCGCTTCTACCAGGTCTGGCCGAGCCTCGCGTAGCGTTGCCAGATCAATGAGATCAGCGTCAACGACCGAATCGGTGGCGCTCTCCCGCAGTCCAGCTTGCCCGCCGGCGCCGGCTTCTGTGACGAAGTCGACTGATTGGAATGTCGATTTAACCAGCCCCTCAACAAGGACTGTCTTGTGCCCCTCGATTGTCTGGTTCGTTCCCTTGCCCACGGCGTTGATTGACGTCCCGAGGTGCTGTAGGTCCCCTTGCTCGTGGAGGTTCTGTATCTTTTCCTTCAGCCACCCAGCGTTAATATGGGCGATGCCGACGGCGTTGCCCGCCTCGGACACCCTGCACTCTGTCAGTGTAGCCACCCAGTCCTTGATTGACCGCTCGGGGCGAGCGTTCTCCTCGGCCTCGGTCGGGTGGTCGGCGTACATCTTTGACCCTTCAAATATCACCCCCGCGTCCTGAATAGCCTGCTCGGAGTAGAACCGGCCGAAGGAGGTGTTAAACCCCGGGGCGATTATCCGGACAGGGACGATGCCATTCGCTATCCCCGAACTGGTTACCTCAGCGATATCTATCTCACAGGACTCCTGGACCCTTGCCCGGGTCTCGTCGGAGTCGCGCACCCACTTGGGTATATCATCGATGCCGAGCTTCCTGTATTCAGCCCGTATCCGCTGCTTAACTGCTGGCAGCGATTCCTTGGTGACAACGACCTTCTGCCCTCGCAGCCCTCCCGGACTTAATGCCGCAGCGGCCTTACCAAGTTGAGACTTGGTTATCTTCCCGCTTGCGTCCTCCCAGAGTCGCAGGTCCCAACTCGAGGGGTTTACACTATCCGGGGTATAGGCAAATGCAGTTATCGGGTATTGCTGCCCTTCTATGGTCTTCACGGGTGCCGACTCATTGAGCTTGGCTATCACCTCATCAGCTTCTTTAAGTAGAGGCTCGGCGGTCTCCTCGGTCAAATCCGCTTTCTCTAACAAATCCAAAAGATTGTCGAGGGACTTCCGAGCCTCGGGAACATCCTCGCGCTCAGCGACTACGGTGGTCAGCTGCTCTATCTTCTTCTCCACAGCCTCGGCTACCACGTTATAAACCGTCTGCGGTAGTACCAGTTCAGCCTCGCCGAATACGACCTTCCCCTTCCGGTCGATAACGTATGATATCCGGTAGTTCTTCCCCTTCACCTCATAGACAAGTTCGTCCGGCCAGATATCCCTTATATACGGGCCGTCCATCGTATTGCCCACGGCCAAGGATTGAGTCACCGCTCCCTGGAGTAGTGTCCGTCTATCCTGGTCGCTCATAGCTTCTTTGGTAGCAGTCTTCACGTTGGCCTCCTTGGCGGCCCACTGGCCGTTCTCGTTCTTTTTGTATTTCCGTTCTACGGCCGCCCAGGCGGTAGCGTGAGCCTTCCCCTCGCTCTTGGCGTCCGTGTATGCGCTATTAAATGCTGCCATGTATATTTCCTTTGCAGGTTTTGGCAGGTGCTTTGTGCTGTCCGGCAGTCCGGCTATTGTCTTATATGGCATTTCCGCCTCCATTAAAAAACCGACATAGCTTATTACAGCCTAGTCGGTTCTTCCGTTTGGGCTTATTACTCTATTTAGTTGTTAATCCAGTTTCACCGTCTCTTCTATCGTTGCCGTAGTCGGCTGCCCATTCCTTATCTGTACCCTAATAGTACCATAATCAATCGGCCAGTCCACCTTCTCCAGTTCTCTTTTCAATTCCTGATTCCTGTCATCCTGTATTTGTAATCTGTCAGTGTCAGACATTATACTCCTACTCCGGTCGGCTCCGGTGCATCCATAATCTCGGGCACCAGCGAGCACCTGCAGTTGGGGTGCTGCGGAGGCCTGCCCACTCCACCGGGGAATGTGGCGCCGATTGGTATAACCCCAGCACCCTCATTAGCCTGGCATTCCTCGCTGACTTCATCGTCTCCCGCTGTGGACCAGCTCTTGCCAGCCACACCTAATCGGTCGTAAGTCTGCAGGCTTGCTTCGCTCATAGCGTTATTGAGTTCGGTAGTGGCTATCAGGTGAGCCCTCCCTTCGGTTATATTAGCCATGCTAGAGACCTCAGAGCGTATTCTCCGGGCCAGTCTGGCGGTGGAGTCGCCCGCTCGGGCGCCCCTGGAGAGTGTCCCGGCCAGTCTCTTCCTGGTCTCCTCGTTTATCTTGGTCACCATCTCCGCCGCTCTGGAGTTCATCCAGCGGACAGCGTTATCATCTATTAGTCCGAATGTCGGCTGGAGGTTGAATATCTCGTGAGCCTGGTTCGCCCCGAGGATGAATCCCTTCTCGATGTTAGGCCGTAGTGTGGAGTCCAGTCTCTGGGTCATCCCTTCAGTGACGTTGGCTGCTATTCTCATGGCATCATCGTCCGGGGGGGCCGCCTCCTTAACTACGCCGTGAGTGTCCAGGTACCCGGGCAGGTCTTTATACGGTATGTTTCGCCCTAGCTGACGGAAGTATAAACTCATCTGTCTCGCAAACCTTCTCTGGAGCTTCTTTGCCTTCAGGCTGTCGATTCCCGGTTGCCTTCCCCTGACCGCTTCCAGTAGTTCCTGGAGTGCCCACTGCAGGGGGGTTATCTCGGAGTGCGAATGGTCTCTGGTCAATTCCGACCTCTCCAGTACCTGCACAGTCGCGGCATTTACGACTAGCGAGCCCGGCCTTGTCGAGTTCAATAAATCCTTTACCGTCACAGTGAGAGCACCTCTGTTTTATTATGTCCATTATTCCCCTCCTTCAGTATCTTAGTGAGTTCTTTCAATCCCTTGGTGAGTTTAACCGAGGCTGATTCTATTGGTTCCTTGTTGGCCAGCACCTCGTCCGGATTATTAATCCCCAAGGTGGTAAGTATCAGTTTACGCAGCGGGTCACCGTCCAGTTCCGGCATGGCATTGATGACCTCGATTATTACTTTAATCTTCTCGTTCGAGTCCTTCTCGACGATCGGAGGGAAGTCGATATCGACGAAACGTTTTACCTCGGCCACCCCATTCTTAACCATGACGTAGTCGAATATATTATCATACACGTCAGCCCACAGCTGCTGGTATGCCTCGAACTGGACTCGCATCGGCCGTTCCATGGCCGTCGCGGTTGCTAATCGGAAGGCTTCGCCGGCGCCGAAGTAATGAGGGAACACGCCGACTGCCGAGCCGAATATCTGCAATAACATATTTGCGTCGACCTGGGCAGCGCTGGCGCCCGTCTCAGTCTTGATAGGTGAAAGGTTGTATCCCTCGTTCTCCACGAACGTCCCTCCTGGGGCGGACGGTGGGTTGGTCTCGCCGGAGCCTGTGGCAAGAGTGGACCTCCAGTCGTTCCGGACTGCGCTCACCTGCGCGGCCGAGCCCTTTATCTTGGCCTTCCATGCGAAGCGTGCCATGGCTTGAGTGATGGATGCTCTGGCCTCTAGGAACTTGCGATGCGCCTTGGCCCAGTCCATCCCGGAGAACAATAAGGAAACGCCTCGGACACCTAGACTGTTGAATGGGACGTGGTAGATTACGCCTTCCGCGGTCTTCCCTTTCGGTGACCCGCCGTAATCAGGCCATTCCCCGGTCCTGTCCGCTCCTTCGACAGACCAGTCCAGGTAGTATTGATCCTGTGTCTTGCCCTGAGCAGTAGTCCATTGCCGTCTGTAGAGGCGCTTGGTCTCTACGTCGTCAGGGTCTGTTATAATCTCGGTTATCTCGAGCGGGTCGATTCGGCGTAGCTTACACACGCCTGCAGCCTCGAATATTATAAAGAATATCTCGCCGTCGACGAGGAGTTGGTCAGATGATTTGCGCTGACCCTGGTTCGAGAGGATTGGTTCGTTCACCGGGGCCACCCAGAAGTCATGTAGTGTTTTCTTCGCCGTCTCGTCCTCCGCTGTCCAGGCTATCCCGCGGCCCAGTGCGTAGTCGGTCCATATCCGCACGGCTTGCTTGCTCAGCGGATCCCGGGTGAAGTACGCTCTTGCTCTACGGACGGAGTACATTCTGGTCATATCGGGGAGTCCGGACTGCTCGTTGAGTCCGAGCTTCATCCATCCTGCATCATCCCTGGCGAGTTCGAGTTCGGCGGTCCCGATACCGGCTTCGCGGAGGACCTCCTGTAATGCCTGGGAATAAATAACGCCCTCATCACCGGGGGCGTTGGCTTGCTTTATCATATCCTGGAGTACGCTTTCTGGAAGCCAGAAATCAGACATTGGTTACCTCGCATAAATTGGTAGCGGAGGTGGGATTCGAACCCACGACCTCGGGATTATGAGACCCGCGAGCTTCCAACTGCTCCACTCCGCGTCTCGCTACCTCACAAAATCGTCCGGGTCCGGGGCTATCTGGCCCATGTCCTCGAGTGCATCGTGGACTATTATCTTCTCTGATGGCGGGGGTATCTTGCCGTAATCCCATATATCCGCTATTCCTTCTACGAATGCATCTACTATATCGTCGTGGACTCCGGCTGGGAAGGTTGTTAGTTCCTCTAGAAATATAGCAAGCCATTCAGCCTGCTCGGGGAGGCTTACCCTTCCGGCCTCCACTATCCCCGTTATTTGATTCGCCCTTATCTCTTTACTACCAATAGGTGTTATTGGAATTATAGGCAAACTGGTGTCTCTTGTCAAGGTTTGTATCAATGGCGTGCCTGATGCGGCGTCCTCGCATTTCAATATATTCGGTTTCCATAGTCCGAATTGTGCATTTACCTGCCGTAGTAATTCCGGGAATTCCACCTTCCCTCTCCAGATATCAAGGACGCATATCCCCCTGGCATGCCGTCCCAAGGTCACGCAGACGCTGTAGTCGGTCTTGGCGCTCTTCTTGAAAGCGGTATCCCAGTACTGCCCTACCATCTCGAGCTGCGGGGTGTCCTTGTGTGTCGCCCACCAGTGGTCCTTGAATATGTTCCCACCCTCTTTCACCGGCCTTTGCTGGTAGAGGGAGAGCCAGTTCCGTCCCTCTTTACCACCTACCGCCTCGGCGATATCCTGGAGTGATTCCACGTCGTAGCGTTCCGGCCAGAGTGCCTGCCCTTCCTTGCGCCCGAGTTGGTCATCCAGTTCAGCTATGGCCGGCAGGTTGACGATGTCCCACTTGTCCGGCTCCCGGGAGGTTATCCGCCCGACGATATCATCGGTGTGCCATCTGGTCATGATGATTATAATGGAAGCTCGGGGCTCGAGCCTGGTATATGCTGTGGTTTGATACCATTGGTCGACCGCCTCTCGGTAGACTGGGGAGTATGCCTCGGCGTAGTTCTTTATCGGGTCGTCGATGATGAGGAGGTTAGCGCCCTTGCCTGTTATGGGCCCTCCGACTCCGGCGGTCCACATTCCTCCCCCGCTCTTTAGTTCCCAGTGTGCGGCTGCGGAGCTGTCCATACTCACTCGGATATTAAGTTTGTCCTCGTTATCTTGGATGCCGTTCCTGGCCTTCCTCCCCCAGTAGGCTGCGAATTGAGCCTCGTAGCTGGCGAAGATTACCTTGCTCGTCGGCCATTCATTCAAGAACCAGACGGGAGTCCAGTGGGAGCAGAGTTCGCTTTTACCATGTCTCGGAGGCAGGGTGATTATCAGGTGTATCGGGTGATCCCGCATCTCTGCTATCTTATCGGATATCAGTTCCAGGTGAGGCGCCAAGTACCACAATCCCTCAGAGAGCGTTGCCGCGCAGTCGGCGGGCTTGTCGTAGTGGTTCCCCTTGGACTGGCGGCCGAGGGCCGTTGCCATTGAGAGTTGCTGTATCATGCTACCATTCGTATCCACATTCTGGGCATTTAGTCGTCCTACCGGAAGGAGGGTCGGGTGGTTCGGGAGGTTCCTGATGTAGTTCGTTCATCAGCGACTCTATCTCCTTCGCGTCAAATCCTGTAATCTCGATATCAAATGCACCCGTATCAATCTCCTGTAGTAAATCCTTGAGAAGAGGGAAGTCCCACTCGCCGGATATCTTATTGAGTGCGATGTTCAACGCCCTTTCCTTGGTGTCCTCCAGGTCGACGACGCTCACCTCGACCTCGGTGTCGCCCCTGGCCCGGAGGACTTTTAGCCTTTGGTGACCTCCGACAAGATTACCACTGCGCTCGTTCCATATAAGAGGTTCGACGAGGCCGAACTCCTCGATGGACTTCTGGAGCTTCCTGTATTCCGGGTCGTCCGGCTGCAGGTCCTTGCGCGGGTTGTAGGCCGATGGCTTAATATCATCAATCGGGATTGTTCGGTTGTTCATCTTGCCTCCACTAACTGCTTAATGCTCATATTGCATGAGAAACCATTTGAAGCCATCTTCTACCAGATAGCCATACATAGTCCAACCAGCCTTTAATAAGGCTATAAGTATCATACAAGAAGCCTCATCATTGTTAAACTGCAACTGATACTTAAATCTCGGATAGGTCATAACTCCTCCATTAATGTATAACCCGCCTTGAGTACTGGGCAATTCTTCTCTATCTGCTCATTAGTAAGCCAATAATCACAATTAAGTTTGGGCAACTCACCCTCTACCTTCTTTACTACTCCTTGCTTGCTCAATACATCCTTGAACTCTGTTATATAATAGTCAACAGTAGACCTATCGAACCCGTTAAGATTCTTATACGGAGTGCGGGCATCGCTAATTAGCATTGTGAAATAATCCTCTATCGTTTTATCTATCCCTTCTCTTATATCCATCTATCCTCCTTCATTCTCGGTGCCCCATCCATGACCGCCTGGCGGTATCCCTGCCAGTATGCAGGAGAGTGCTCTTGGACTATCCTCACCTGCCTTAGTTTATCGGACTTCTGCTGTGATTCCTCGGTCTTGTCCTTGTGCAGCCTGGAATGAGTCCGCGACTTCCCGGGCACCTCCCATTCCTTCTGCAGCATGCCCCAAGTGTTGGAACTCAGATTCCATTTACGGAGGAACTTGCGGACTAGCATCCGGTTGTAATCGGCGATTACCTCGTCCTTGTACTGGCGGGCAATCTCGACGGAGACCATAGACCGGTTGCGGCGTCCGGGGCTGTAGGGCTTCCTCCCCTTGGCTGGCTTCTTCGTCTTGGCTGGTTCGGCTTCGTTTAATACCATCTTATTCACCTTCTTTCGATATCCGCATTGCAGACAGACCCACTCGGAGCCGTCCTCGTCCGTCTCTAAGAATAAATCACCACTACAGTCGCAAGCCTTAAAGCGGATGTTCATGCTACCTTATCCCTATGGTAATTACGCCCTGTACACTGTCTCGGCCCTATCCTCCGATGATATGTCGCTCCAATAAGTAGCACACCTATATGTGGCAATATTACTCTCGGAGCCGGTTGCCAATTCTTGCTCTGCTCTGCTCGGGCTATTGCCAAAAGCATCTCCTCTATTTCATCAAGTATATCATAAGGAGGTGAGTATGTTACCCACCATGAACAACCAGTCGATGTGCTGTCGGTACTGCCACCACTATTGTCTGCCAAGGTAGAAGTACCTGAACTGGGATATGAAGTTGGCATCATAATATATCGTTCCCCCCTCTAGGTTATCATTCAGTCCGTAGGGTCTTAGAGTATTCCGTCTCAGCCTCTGGCATGGTCACCTCGAAGAATCCCAGTTGGCCCCTGCACGGTATCGGGGTCTCGTACTCCACAGGGTTGACCAGGTAGAAGCCGTACATACTTTCCTCGTGCCATGGGGAGTGTAGATTAGCGTTCTCCCCGGGGTAGCGGAAGCGGCAGTCGACGATATCTACCTCACCTATAATGGCGCTCTGTCCCCATTCCGTTAGTTCGAATAGCTTATCGAGTTCCTGCTGGTTGAAGTATACCGGGTATATTTTAGTTTCGGCCGTGTCGGGCTTCTTGCCGGCATGGACATAGATGCGGCCCCTGTAATTCGTGGGCCAAGAACGGTTCTCTACTGGCTTGAACCCGCTGGCGATTAACCATGCCCAGGGTTGTTTAATGCTCAATGCTTTCATTATTCAGCTTCCCCTTTAGGCGCTCGAGTTCCTCGCTTAATGCCTGTATTATCGGTTCGTAATACTCGGCGTCGGTGTCTCGCTGGAGTGTTACCAGTTGATCCTCGACGCTGGTTATTATCTTGGTTCTCATCACTAGCGGTGGTCTCTCCATCTTGCTCCTCCTTAATCTCCTTGAGGTTACGTTCTTCTTCTTCCGTAAAGGTATCGGTAAATGCTTGGCAAGGTTTAGCGAACAAGTAGCCTTCACCAGTCAGGTGTATTTTCAACCCTACTAGGTCAAAACCATCTTCTTCGCAGAACGGACATTTAATCTCTCTTTTCATCATCTCTACTCCCCCTTTACTGTGGCTAGACTTGCAACTAACCTTTTGTAGATGGCAACCCGTCTCTTATTATAAGTGATATTTAGTTCTTGGTTTTTCTTTTGCAGACGGATACACCCCTTCATCCATCGGTCAAAATTCAAGTCTTCTTGCAAGTGTTCCTCGTACATCTTGAGACGTGCTGGGTAGCGTATGTTATTATCCTTGGAACAACAACCACACCCTACGCAAATCTCACCGTAAGAGTCGGAGTTCACACAGTCCTTAGTTACACTAAAACAAATATTACTCATCTCTACTATACCCCCTTATCTACCGTGGCTTGGGATATAGCTTTGGCATAATTGCAATCCGGCAGTTGATTCCATAAATCCTTTGCTGCTTCCTCACCATATTGCTTGGTGTAATGCTCAAGGAATATAACCTGTATCTCATCTTCACTCAACACTTCAGGAGTGAGTGCAAGGATTTGGTCTGTAATTGCGTAACTATCAATGTTCATTCCAGCGTAGCGAGTGCCACCCCTGCATTTTTCAAGAGCATCAAATACAATATGAAACACCGCTTCCCTAGAGGGCTTGGGAGGTTCTACCATGTGAAAGTAGTTAGCAGTAGAGGGCTTATCAGGTAGACGGTAGCCAGCCTTGTTAACTACGCAATATTCAACCAACTCACTTTGAGAAAGTGCGTGAAAGAAAGAGCATTTGTAACAGTGAAGACCCTCAGTAGGAAATACACATTCCCCCTGAATATGGCATAATTTTGAAGACCCCATGATTTGCATTTTCTTTGTTTCCTCTATTGCCTGTTCTTTGTTATTCATCTTTAGCCTCCTTGAATGGGATACGGATTAAATGGCACTTCGTACACACTTCCACCGGAATATACCCTCCTGGCGGATAATAATTTGGTTCTTCTAATGTTAAAGCGACTTGAACAAAGAATCGCACTCCACCATCTTGCCTTAGCCAATCATGTTCACACATAGTCATTCTTTAGCCTCCACGTCATCGGTAGTTACCAGCAGGCCGGTTACTGCTACCATACCGGCCTGGTCAACCTTTATATTCACCAGCGGGTACACCCTGACCGCAACGATGTTATCCATCATGATGTGAGAGACCTGGAGTTCTAAGTATCCGCCCGATTCACTCTGGTAGGCCACGGCGGAGTGGATGTGGCAGCCGGCCAACTTGGCGACATCCTCGGGGGTCTTTATCTCTAATATGCAGCTCATAGTTCCTCCTTCAGTCTCTTGCAATCCACCAGTCCCAGAGTTCCTGGCCGGTCTTTCCCGTGTGCTGCCCCTCGATTCCCTTCTCGCGCCAGCGTTCGACGATGTGGTCACATGCCCGACGCCAGTTTGCCGCTATCTTAGGCCAGTATTCTATCTGTCTCGCCACGTCCCTGCTAAACGGGCAGAGGACGCAACCGAGCCGTTTGAAGTATCCTTCACCATACCCCTTCCTATTCTCTGGAGCGCCCTCGTCGTATAGGTAACAGTACGGCAGGTTGTTTTCACGTATGTATTGCCAGATGTCGTGATCGTCGAAGTCCACGATCGGGCGTAGCATAAACTTGCCCTTCTTTAGCTTGACGTAGCACTCCTGGCTCTTGCGCCGGGGGCTCTCGGCCCGCCGATTGCCGACCACGACGGTGCGCCCCTCGCCGCCTGCTTCCTTGATAACCTCGCAGCACCACCTTCCTTTCCTCATGGGTAGTGCTCGCTTTGCCACCATCTTGAAAAAGCCTCGGGCGTGATAGTCCCATTGGACGTCTGGGTAGTGGTCTTTTATGAATCGCTGTACCTCCGGCGGATCAATCGGCGCCACGCTGTAGTGTGCATCGAACTTGACACCGGCCTTGACGGCCAGATCATAGATAGCCACGCTATCCTTGCCACCGCTGAATGCCAAAAAATAGCCGCCAACCGGTTCGTATGCACGAAGGAGAGCTATCGCCAGTTCTACTTTCGTTAGGTTAGGTGGTTGGTTAGGAATTTCATGGAATAATGTCTGCTGCTCGAGTGCCATTATCGTTCCCCGTTCCTCAGCTTCTGGAGTTCCTGGAGGAGCCGGATGATTAACTTGTCGTAGGTCTCACCGAAGTTGCCCTCTGATGTGAGCTGGTCCCGGGTCTCTGTAGATATCTGGATGTTAGTCTTGGGCATGCCGGTTATCCTCCTCCCTTTGTCTATGGCCGTGCTACCGCCAGGCTCACATGCTCGGGGCAGTAGTCGTGGATGCCGAAGTTCGCCCTGCATTGCCCGCATAGAGGGGCGTCGCATGTATGTCCTGGGGTGATTTCGTAGTCGCAGAGGAAGGGAGCGAACGCCCCGCAGACGGCGCAGCCTGGTGTCTGTACTGGCTGTTTTCCGTTCTCGCAGGTTCCGTTCGGCATTCTACCTCTCCGTTGCGGTCGCTGTAACTGTCATGATTATTATAATCCTTGTATGGGGATTTGTCAATAGCTGGCGGAGTTATTCTCACTTGGTGCTCCTCAGTAGGCAGTCGGGGAAGGGGCAGGTCAGGCAGTCGGCGTGGGCCTTGCATCCGGTGCCGTAGAGATACTTCCCTTTTTTAGGCTTTTGGTGACCGGGGTTGCCCCCGTTGCGTGTTCCTTCGCCTTTCCTTATAGTTGGCGTCTATCATTCTGTCAGTCCTGACTATCTTCAATCCTATGTTAATGAGTATTCATTCCGATACAACCACCGTAAAGATGAAACACCTATGTTTCAGACTTTTCTGAATCGGATTCGGGTCTAACCGGCTGTGATGCCTTCCTCAGAATACTGTGAAACTCTGCATGAGTTATTCCGTAATCATCTGACTTCTTTTCTTGTTTATCAGCTAATTCCTTAATGTCCATAGATCGCCCCACATAACTATTTATTTCCGTTTTTACTGTATTAACTTCTGTAGAATAATTATCATGTCTCTGTTGTAGTTGATTCAGATTTTTTATATCACTATCTGATAGCTTTGGAGCCTTTATTCTGATTAGTTCACTGAAAGGTAAATTGGCGCGTGCTGAACTAAGAGAGTAATTCATTATTACCCGTAGGTATCGTGGGCTTTTTAATACAGAGAGAATGTAAGCTGCCGGATAATCCCCGCTTTTGGGTTTGAACACAACATATGCTGGACTGACAAGCATACCATCTAAATATGATGGGACTACTCCGATACTACCTATATTCACACGATAGGGATTGTACACAAGGTCACCAGCCCTTACCACTTTGTAACTCTGCGTAAAATCTGAACCGATGACCATATCAGACAAAAATACACCGTCTTGAGAGACTTTTAAGACACCCCAATATTCATCCGGTGATTCAGTTGGGTCAACTTTTTCATTCACTTCTTCAATAATGTCCGTATTGAGTTGCACTAACTCCCCTTTGATATCGGGGATATCTTCCATGTAATAGAATGGCCTGAGGTTCCAATTACCGCTATCCTCTATCGTTTTCCTGTCGATAATATTTGCTTGCCCCTTAATTGTATTCGGCTCATCATATTCACTTAGCAACAATTTTAAATCACTATCTCCACCCTTTGGTTTTCTCTTAGTGTTCAATTCAAAACCGTCATTAAATACCACAAAATGATATATGCTCTTAAATTGTCCGCCCTTTTTGAAATAGATGATGTTTGTCTTTGTAGGGGTATAGGGCATAAACACACCACGAGGTAAAGAGACTATGGACAGTTTTTCTGCTCCCTTCGCTATGAGTTCCCTGGTTTGACCGATAACTCCCGTCTCATATAGGAATGTCTCCGGTACTATTACGGCAGCACGCCCGCCGGGTTTAAGAGCCTTCCAGATATGCTGAATACAAACGGAATCAGCGTTTATTGTGGGTATGTCGTAATACCCTCCGTATTTCGTTTTCTGAGAGTAAGGTATATTCGATAACACAATGTCATACTTCTCGGTGATAGGATTTGCTAAGCTATCAATCTGCTCTATATTTGAATGTCCGTCTCCAAACAGAATCATATTCATCTTGGTAATGCGAGCAGTTGATGTTATTTCTCGCCCAAATATTGTTTGCTCTCTGACTAATTTAAGAACTTCCGGTTTTGTAGTGTCCACTCGCAGGGATAGATATTTAAACGCTTCAAGCAGGAATCCGCCAGTTCCACAGAATGGGTCATAGATTGTTTCTCCGAATATCGGTTTTGCCATGTGAACCATTGTCCTGACAACGTGGCGAGGGGTGAAATATTCACCTAAATCCTTGTTTCCATGCGTAACGCTTTTTAGGAAGTATTCAAAGGCATCGCCTTTTACATCGGTGTCAGTTGCAACGAAGTTAATAGGGTCTATGCGCTCTATAATCTCTCGCAGAGTAGAGGCATTTCTTATATCAAGGTGGCTGTTAAATATATCACCGAATTTTTTGCGTAGGCGAGTCCAAACAGAATCTTGTATGAATGTTAGTAATTCATCATCCGTGTACTTATTAGGGGCAGTAAAATCACTCCAACAGAACTTTTCTTCAATAGTGCGAGGTAACCCTCTATGCTCATTGAGCCTTTCCGATTCATCTATAAGTTTAAGGAAAAGTATCTCTGCAAATACCGAAAACCTTTCATATCCATCTCGTAAGCCTTCTTCTCTTAAGAGGTTATTAGTCTTTTTGAATATAGCAAGCAAATCTTCACGAGAGAAGTTGATACCTTTTGGAGCAGATAGTATCTCAGCCCCTTCTTTAATGAAGCGCAAAGACATAAACTGGTCAACAAAATCCTGAAGTTCCTCACCATCAATCTTGAGGGGTCTATTTTGGTTGATGTGTTTTGCAGTTACAAATGTGTCATTAAATGCAAAGGCAAGTGGTACGCCTAACGGTTTGCCATATAAATCAATGGCTTGCCTCATAGCCTCATTTAAATCTTCGCCTGGCCTTTTCGCCTCAATGACACCAATAGGTATTTTGCCATCAGTGTCATAAAGAACATAGTCTGGTCTTTTGCCTTGAAACAAGGCATTTAGTTTATCGGTTTTTGCCTGCTCCTGCGTTACTGTGCATTTGGGGTTTTTCTCATCAAGATTCCAGCCGAGGTTTGCTAGGCGAAGGTTAATTTGGTTTCTAGTATGAGCCTCAAGGGGGGGTCTTAACATTGCCAATCCCTCACTATCTGATATATTATTAGTATCGTAATACATGTCAATACCCTTGATTACTTGTTGTTAGGGGATACCCACCTAGCTTTATATCCAGCTGCCGGGTTGCCCCTGGGCCGGTTATGCCAGTATCCCAGACGAGTCAGCTCGTCCCTGAGTACCCTGTAAAGAGGGTGTTGCCGGGTCATGTCGCGTATTTCTTGGGTGAGTTGGTCAAGGTTTATTTTAGTCATTTCAATAGTTCGGGGTTCTCATAGATGTTGCCGATGACTTCAACGACATTTTCAGGTTGAATAAAAGACATTGGGTCTTCGTTCATAGCCTGCGCTATTTCGTACCCACTATGAACTTCGTCCCATTCAACAGTCGAAACCAGCATTTCGTCCCACCTGAACCCACCATAAGTAGCTTGTGGATATGTAACTATATACCCCTCGTATATCTCCTTGCCGTTCTTGTCTTTGAGTCCTGTGTATTGCAGCCAAATCTGTCGCTCTCTCATTTTGGTATGGAAGTGTGGGTTAGCGTTTAAGATTTCCGATAGGTTCATGGGAGCAGACATTATTTTATCCCGCTTATCCCATGCCTTAAACTTTATCTCTTTCATCTTATTCCTCCTTCGTTATCCTTAACTATTATACGTTAAGCCTCTGCCTAATGTCAACCTTTGCTCTCCAGCAGTGCCTGGACTTCCTCCATGGCGGTCGACTGTTGCTGGTCCACAAGCATGGCGAACCTTCCCTCCCGGGCCTCGGCCGTCGGGAGCTGGTTTATCTCCTTGAAGATGTGGGCTATCCTGGCTATCATCACATTGTATAGGACGGTGGTTATCTCCACCTTCAGCGTCGGTTCCCCGGCCGCTCTCAGCTCGAGGTCGGTCCCCGCTTTAGCGAGTGCTACTATCTCACCGGCTGAGAACGTCAACCTCCCGCCCGCTTTCGACGCCTCCTGGAATGTCAGCATGCCGGCCAAGGCTAAACTCTGCAGCGTCTTGCCTATCTTGCTGTGTGTCTCCAGCATCTTCCCTCTCACCTTGTCAGCGTCCTGCAGGTCCTGTTCATGCCTCCTGGTGTCCTCGGTTATGACTCTCTGCTGCCAGTCATACTTGACACTGTACCGCTCCAGCGTGTGAACCGATATCTTTAACCCCAGCATACCAGCATGATCAGCCAGTGATTTGAGGTTTCGCTCCACACCCATATCGTAGTAGATGACGAAGTATGCGTTCGCCCTGGCCTTCGTCCTTTCCAATCGGAGTCTTTGGGCCTTCTCTATTCTTTTGGTCTTAGAGTCCTTGGTCATCAGTCCACCCTTGCCATTTCAAAGCCTTGCAGTATCCAGATATTCGCAGTTTTAGGCTCTATTTCGTAAATGTCCAGCCCCTTGACGGCAAAACACTTCCAATGATGTCTTACCGTACCATCTGTGTTGTACCTGTAGATGCCAAGCAGTCCGATAAACCTGTTGTCCCTCTTGGCCTGTAAAACAAGGTCTATGGCAAAACTACTACAGTCATAAACATCCTTATCATATTCTCTATCCGGTATACCTGTTGATTTTATGTAGTCCTTTATTTCCTGTCTGCTCTCCCAAGGGAAGAAACCAGTATCATCAGGAGGGTAGACTTCAACGATTTTAGTCTCCACCCTGACAACTTCTTTGGGAACTTCTATCTCAACTATTTCAGGAGGGAGTTCTACCAACTCAATAAGAGTAACTACCATCGGTACTTCCACCGTTTTGATTATTACCATTGGTTCAACCCTACCGGGATCTAAGTCTTCTGGTTGTACCGTCGCCTGGTTGAAAAACGCCAGCATCACCAGCGCCGCGCAGGCAAGTATTATTGTTATCAGCCTTATATACTTCATATCATCCTCCTTTAAGGGGAGTGGGGCTGAAGCCTACGTTGCCAGCTAAGGACACGCCTATCTTCACTTCAAGGCTCAAAGGCCACGTCACCGTCATGCACCCCACTCCTTGTTCGCCAGCTAGTGAATTTATAGGAGACCCTTTGCTTTTGCATCTCACCTGCCGTCTCCCTTTGCCCTTTCGGGTAGCTGGCTTATTGCTGGCTCGGTTCTACTCTTGTTGATAGCTAAGTCCACCGATAGTTCGCTGCCCTCTATCTTACTTGACACCAGCACTATTCTATTGTTAAAGGTTATCTCCTTATCAGGAACTTGATGGCGCTGGCGGGCAGGAGAAGTTTCAGCGCGTCGTAGACATCATTGAACTCAGCGCATGCTTCCTGCCATGCCTTGAGCAGGAGGACCGCTTCCGCCTTGGTCACCTTCCGGTCCTTGAGCGCCTCGGCCGCTGTGTCAAAGAGCTCTGCGGTCGCGTGGAGAGCGTTGGCCAGTTCTCCCATGAGTTTCAGCGCCGCGTTGAACTTGCCCCAGAACGCTCCGCCGATGAGCAGCCCCAGGATTCCGATTACCACAAATACTATGTCTTGCCATTCCATGTGATTTCACCTCCATTTTATTACTATTCCACGACTTTGCAATGCCTTAGTTCTACCCACCGAGGTAGTTCCCCCATTCGTATCAATAGGAGCGTTGTCATCCTATCAGTTACCCCGACGACCGTCCAGACCTTGTTTTCCATGTCGCCGTAATCCCCAACAAAACCCCGCCGCCTCATTTCTCGCCACTGAACCTCACTTACCCCCACGTCAGAAGCCTCGCCCTTTCTTGATGTTTCAAGAAATTCAACCGTGACATTGAACGGTATTAATTTCAACATGATTTCACCTCCATTATTCTATTTCCTCGACCGTGATTATTGTCTCGTCCCTGTCGGTATAGGTAGCCTTGACCTGACCGTACTCCAAGTGCTTGGCATCGTCAAACCGGATAACTCCGACATCAATAAGGCCGTCGGTAAATGGTTTACACGCTGCCAGCAAATTATCCAAGTCCCGGGTGCGGTTACCCTTAAGTAGAAACTCATAGCTGATACGCGCTCTGGTCATTGGTTCAGCATTCTGCCATTGTGAAGTAGCCAGCCAGCCTATTTCTTCTCTGGCAATCTTTGATACTCCGCTTCTTACGCTCCAATGTGTAGACCTCAGATTATTAGGGTTTAACTCTGAGTACGGTAAGTGCGGAATGATTATCGTTATCTCTCTCATAAAATTACCTGAACCTTATTTGCTCTCTGGCAGTTGCAGACGATTTTCTATCATGATGTCAAAGAGTATCCGACCGCTGTTGTCCTGCATATAAGGCAGGAATATCTGCTCAATGCTCACCATTTCAGTTTCAAGAATAGCCATCTGTGCCCTTACCCAATCTTTGAGTATTCTCCATGCTACTCTCACAGCCATATCACGAGGCACATTAGTCCGGACACGTTGTTTCTTTAATACAGCATGGACACGTTCAATATTTGATGGCAACTTGAATGGCAAATCTCCAAAAGAGGTAGCTACTACAAAAGCCAATCCCACAGGCTCATTATTCTCATAATCCATAAGTATGTGCTTTGCGCCATGAGCCACCAGAATACCTTGTATCTCCCCGATTGATTTCAGTGCGGTTACTGTCGTGCTATAATTCGCTATTGGCATCCCTATCCTCCCTCCCTCTTATTTACCTATGCACCAAGTGGCCGTACTTTCCCTTGATATACTTGTCCGGGTCGATTAGCGGCTTAGAGCCGTTCCGCGGGGTCTCGCCGATATCCTCGTTGACGTAGACCATCGACTTGTATTGCTGTGACTTCTCCACCTTCTTGATCCAGCAGGCAAGGATGTCTACGATCGTGAAGCCCCGGTCAAGCATTCGCTTTATGGCCTTGCCTTCCTTGCCATAATTAGGCACCGGGTCCTTGTCCGTCCTTTCAGGGAAACCGTAGTAAGCATGAATTCCTTTGAATACATCGTCTACCCTGTGGCGGGCAGGGGGCTTGTCCCCTGCAAGTGTAGTATTAATATTCTTTGGAGTAGTCTCTGTTGTAATCTCTGACGTGGTCTCTGTTACAGTTCTTTCCCTTTGGTCGATTTGGTGATTGCCCTTTGGTAAAGTAACCACTGCGAGTTGTTCATTTGGAACTTCACCTTTGGTAAAGTTGGAATTTACACCCTCTAGTAGTGCATTGATATTAAGCCAGATATGAATCGAGGGACTCCCCTTGAACCGGTACTTCTTTATTTCGATTAACTTTAGGTCAGATAATATCTTTGCGGCACGGTCAAACTGCTTGGGGCTTATCCGGCATTCCTCCCACCACTCGGTCCTTCCTTTGGCAAGCCACATCCTGTCTTCCTTCTCGACTCTTAACTTGGAGCCGTGTTCCCCTGGTATAAACCAGTAGATAATCTGGCTCAAGAGCAGGCCGGACACCAGGTCACCGGCGATGTCTATATAACAACGTTTGACATCGATGGTATCCCTGCTGGCCCTTTCCCACTCATAGAACTCTTCCTTCGTCAGCATAATCTGCCCCCCTTCTTAAGATTGCAGGCGACGCAAGATGGCACGAGGTTTTCGATGGTATCTGGCCCGCCCTTGGATAGTGGGATAAGGTGATCGACTTGGAAGTCCTTGAATGGTTTGAGTGCCCGCCGACAGTGGTAGCATATCCCCTCGGTTTTGTCCCATACGACAGCCTTGATTTTATTCGTTATCGTCATGCGGTTGCTCGGCTCTGGGCAGATTTGCCGGGGTCGCTGTTCTGGGTGTGGTCGTCCGGTTATCCTCTCGTAATCCTCGAGAGAGTAGAATAGCTTGGAGCCCTGCATCTGGTTAACCCCCCTTATTATCTTTTACTATGAGCTGGGACAGATAGGCCGGCACCTTGATGCCCAGGTATGTGGCCTTCTTGGTGGCCATGTCCCAGACGCGCGGTTGGAATCGTATGCTGCGCGGGACAGCCATGGTCTGTTTGTTCATACTGTTACCTCCTTGCAGAAATTATTGTAGACCTATCGTAGTCGTTTGTCAACCCCTATTCTGTCCTGTGTCCATCCGGTCCGAAGTGGCACGGCGCGCACCATATCTCAGTATTGGACCTTTCCGTCTTACCGCCTTGCGATAATGCGATAAGGTGTACCAGCTGCAGGCACCGGAAGTCTGGGAGTTCCCCGCAGTGCTGGCAGAGGGGCTGGCCGTTCTCATCGTGAGGCCCCTCCGCTAGTAGCTGCTTCTTTAGCTTACTGCGCCGGGTCAATTCCTCTTTGCGTCTTACTTGTTGAGGGCTAGAACGGGATGTCTTCGGGGAATAAATCCTCAGTGGTGACTTTGTCTTCAGTGGCGTTTTTCTTTTCAGCGGACTCTTGCGCATTGATATACTCCCATGCCGTCGTTCTCATTGCAGTTGTTGCCAGGTCAATCCCCGGATACTTTGTGGCTATCTTTTCTTTAGTAAGCCCGTGCGCTTTCTTGCAGGTATTGTAGAATGTTTCAAGCCCATCGCTAACGCCATCAGATTTGGCATCGGTCTGGCCAGGTCCTGGCGGGCTGTATGCCTTTCGTGAGTCTGGAACTGGCTGGCCGATAGTGAAGTGAGCCATTGCCCAATCAAGAGCGGCATCAAAGATGGCTAGGAACTTCGGGCTACAAACTTCCCCTTCTCTAGGCGGTTCTTTTGCTAACTCAACGATCCCCATGAAACAGGTATTACATTCTCTGCTCCATCGTTCCAACCTGTCCTTCTCGGCCCAGTCGGTCTTGCTCATGTCGCTACTCGGCCCGGGGGTTCCCTTAGAATTAAAAGATGGCTCATTCGCTGAGGCCCCTGCTGGTAGTGATATCAAGGTAAACTTCTTGAACTGGAACTGGCCCTCATGCTTCTCGTCCAGGGTGATGGACTCCGGTTCGATGACCGAGCCGTGCCGGATAACCCCCGCACCTTCCGCGAGGGTGGAGTAGGTCTTGCCGTCGGCGCTAACGATCTTATAAAGCGACCAGTCGCCGTATTGATTCGTTCCTTCCTTTAGTAGGTTGATGGTTTCTACTATGATATGCATTGATTTCTCCTCCTTACTATTGACAGATTGGTATTTCCGTTATAGAATATTACTACATCTGGTTTCTCCTTTCATAGGAGTCGGGAGGTCTGCCCTGGCCTCCCTTCTCCACGTCTTATTTTATCACTATTTGTAGTCGTTTGTCAACCTATACAAGCACTCCCTGTATCGCCTTCTCGTAATGTCTGGCCGTGTTCTTTATGATGTGTCGCCGTCTTAGAAATATCCGGACCGCCCGGCTCTGCAGGCTTTTTGAATATCGCCTGGCCTCGTCGACGCTGGCGGGGAAGAAGTATCCTGCAGGTTCGTCGGTGACGCTGCAAACTGGGAAGTCCCCGTCGATTAGCTTCTCTATTGCCATCCGGATTGGCCGGTCGTCGTCGTAGCCAAACCGTGCAGCGAGCGTGTCAGCCTTGATGGGGTTCTTGCGGCCGGTATGCTTCAGTATTATCATCCGTAGTTCGTTCGTTTCCATCTTTACCCTCCGGTGGCCCTGGGTGGCATCTCCCGCATAACCACACCTTCGGCCCCCAGTAATAGTCCCCTGGCCAGTACCAGTCGTCCCCTTGACAGGACGGGCAGGGCAGTTCTGGCTTCCTTATGCCCTCGTCGCTAGATATGGTTTGTTGTAGAATCTGATGCCACCTATCGGCTTGCCATCGTGGTACTTCTTGGCTATCATTGAAAGCATAGCCTGGTCTACTATCAAGTATTCCCTCGGTACTTCTATCGGGTCAGTGATTTCAAATGTCCAGTGGTCTACCATACCGGAAGTGCCGATTGCGCCGTGTACTGCCTTCGGGGCGCTCACTGGTTCCACTTCAACGACTGACTGTGATAATTCGCCGGTGGCTTTCATTTCAGCCTGGGCCAGTTCGTTGGCTTTCCTATTGACTTCCTCTGCTAGTGCTCTAAGCCTGGCTTGCTCGGTAAGGAACGCCAGTTGCTTCCCCTTTAGTATCTGCTCGGCCCGTTCAACTGGTGCCATGATTTCTTTGTAGACAAGTTGTATGTCCTTGACAATATCTTGGTGGGGTGACAGATATTCCTTGCGTTTGGCTTCCATAGCTTTCTTACAGGTGGCTATGCTGGCAAGGTCGCTTACCGCCAGTTTAGAGGCCTCAAGGGTGTTGATGGTCATGCTCTCGGCGTATTCCAGTAGCTTGATGGCGGTTCTCTGATGGTCCATGACCTCGGCATCACAGCCCGGGCGGTAGACCAAGTCTACCTCGGTTGCCGGTTCTACTACTTCGGGGATGTCGTTGCCGGTGGCGATATTATCTCTTGCCCTCTGTAATCGTTCCTCTATTTGTTCTTCTATTGTCTTTTCGGGTCCCATGCTTCCTCCTTTCCTCTATATGGTTTTCTGTAGGGCATGCCGGCCAGCCGCCGGATAGTTACGTCGTAGGTCTCTCTTGGCTTCATCTCGCGCTCGATGCGGTCGACCGTGTCCTGGGCCAGCCGTATTACTTTGCCGTTCATTATGCCGCCCCGCTGCAGAGGCCCTTCCAGTAATCCCTCATGCTGTCAGCTATCTGGCTTGACTCCTTGAGCTCGGCCAGGAATTCAGCCGCGCAGTCATCTCGGGCAGCGGCTTTGTAGGTCAGGTCTGACACCATACCGTTGCCATCCTTTAACTCTCGCCGAACGGCCTCCTGGAGGCAGCCAAAACGGCCGCAGGTTGTCGGGTTGTATCCTTCCTCGTGTGGGTAGCTTCGCCCGCAGATGGGGCAGTCCGATCTGGTCCATTCGTTGGTCATTACTATCCTCCTCTCCTTACTATTTTATCCTTTCTTAATTTCTGTTAAAGTCGCAGGGCTCTAACCATTCGACGGCTCTACCAAACTTATTCTCCAGCAGTCTATCCGCTAAGGCCGCCAACGCCAGTTCCCTAAAGACATCCTTTGCCTTGCCTTTACCTAAGAATATACAATTCATGTTTCCTCCTTCTTTCTTTAGGCTTATCCGCTCACGGCACCGGGCGAGTCCTCCTCGCTCACCCGGTGAGTGTCAGCGGTTAAACCATCCGCAGTATGTATCCGGCCATGCTGTGGATGTCCGTCGCTGGGCCTGTGCCTTCGATGTAAACCATGCCGCAGGTGCAGCGGGCCTTGGGGAAGCCGACCTTCCTGAGCAGTGCCTCCATCAGGGTCTCGTCATCAGGTCCGCTGGTGTTGGTATCCTTGAGGTTTAGTAGCCATTCTCGGTTATTCATTTCGGTTCCTCCTTAACTCTCTATTAACATTGTAACACTATTTGTAGTCGTTTGTCAAGCGAATTAGCCACAGAAGCCGGCCAATATAGCGAATGTTCCTGTAAATAGTAAGGACCCGGGGTGATCAGTCCCGGGCCCATGGTTTTAAGTCGGTCGGTTCTACCCCGGCGCTTTGTTTCTTAGTTCTTTGGATTCCCTCTCTACAGTCTGCATGCGCTCGTCCATTCTACCACTTACATCAGCGCAGTGCAATTGGAATTTGTCTACCTTCCTGTCCATATCGGTGACGACCCTGGAGAGGTCCGTCACGTCATCCCCGATGGCCGTGACATGGGTCTGCAACGCCCCGTACTTGGCGGATGCCTCGCTGCCGTTACGCCTCCATGTTTTTGCCAGCCCGATGCCTACGATAATGTTCCCTCCCAGGGCTACTACTACTGCCGACCCGGCCACGATTATGCTCGCTTCCATGTCGCGCCTCCTAGAATATAGTGCCTATATAGAGCCACTTGATTTCACTATCTCTGGCTGGGTGCGGGTCTTTGCGTATGTTATTGTCACCCTTAAACCACCATGCCCGTTCCTCGTGCCCTGGGTGTCCTACGAGCTGGATATCGTGGAGACGGTGCACCACAGAATAACCCGTTAGCTTGTAGACGATTATGTTCGCCATGCCGTCATCCCACTGGTCTGCAATCCAGTTTACCATTAGACGCTGGTCCGGGGCGTTCACTCCTCGCATATATAGGTTGGAGTGGCCGTGGTCGAAGAGCGGGTCCATGGAGTTGGTGTCGGGGATCGGGCAAATCCACAGCCTCGGGTCCTCGGCGAAGGGTATATCAAGCAGGGTCTTGTCGATTCGGTGGTACCCATCTATGCTCTTGGTGATGCCTCCGGTCAGAAGCCCTATGGCATCGTTGACAATGTCGCTCGGACTCGGGCGTTCTATGGTAGTAACACCCAGTATCCTAGTTCCCGTTGTCTGGCCGGCGCTGTTTTTTATCTCTTTTATCAAACACATATTATCCCCACGTCGGAGTATTCTTTACCTCGAGTGATAGTTTCGAGACCTTAGGTATTGTAGTCATGGCTATAAACAACCCCTCGGATTGATAGCCGAACTCCGCAGCCGTAACCTCGGCCAGGGTCCACGCTACGCCGGTGTCCGGGGAGAGAGCCCAAGTGTAATCGTATGCCGCAGCACCTGCTCCTACTACATTTTGACCCCCGTAGTAATAAGTCCCATTCACCAATGCTACAGCGCGTTGGCGCAGGTTGTCCGCCCCGGTTTTCCATCCTCTCCACAGTAGTTTGACTTCCTCGATGGTGGCACTCCCGGCCGGCAGCACACCCATGGTGAATACGTCTATCGGGCTGACCCCTATGTTCTGGCGTTCCACATAGGTGGCGTCGTTGCTGTCCGCCACGCTCTCCCAGTTGGTCGCTTCCCCGCCGACGATAGTGTCAAATTGGATGAGCGTGCCGTCTGCCGTCGGGATGACGGTATCCGTTCTCTGTGCCGGGGTGTAGAGCTCGGTGCTGACATCGGACAGTTGCCACTTAGTCCGGGTAGTGTTATCTGCTCCGGCCCACTCCTCTACTCCCTCGATGAAGAAGTCCTTGTCTAGTTTCGCTTCATTCAGCCTTATATTGATGCGCGTACTGATATCGTACAAAAAGGCCTTCGGGAACAGGTCCGCGGGGTCTCCCCATGGGTAGAGGTCTATCTCCTGCACTCTCAAAGAGGTGGCATTCTTATAGCGTGCCAAAATAAAACCGGCGACGATATCGGTGTTGAGGTCGGTGGTATTCAACAATCCTGTCTTTACCAGCGAGCGCTTGCCATACGTGGTCTGACTTGTGGCGTCCTCCTCGGTCTGCTCCGTCCCTCCTATCATAGTATAGCGTATCTCATTATAGAGTAATTCGCGGTCTACCGTCATCTTTAGCTTGACATACGGCATCTCGGAGAGGTCGTCCCCGAACGATGCCAGAGGTGTATCGTAAGGACTATTGCTGCGCGTGGATCGGCCGTGCCATGTCATATCTCCGTCGAAGGCTACGAATAACAATCCTATCTCCGACTCGTTCGCTTTGTTAATATGGCTAGTGGCATTGACATTAGCTTGGGCTCCGGTGGCCTGGACCGTCTCGGACCCCGGAGCGGTGTCACGGTCTGCAGCCGGCCACGCTGCCTCGTCCAGGACGTTGTCTATCCTGGTGCCGCTTAACTCTTGCGCTTCCCCGGCGTTGTTTATGTAAGTCCTAGACAGGTGCTCCATCCCATCGGTGACCGTGATGGTCATTATCGGCAATAGATTCGGTTCTGTAATCCACCCCGGAATCAACTTATCTATGAAGCCGACGAACCTCGGGTAGAGTGTGCCGTCGTAGACACGCCGTATCCTTATCTTTTTACCTGCTACCACGTATGGGTACCACGGCCCCTGCACCTTGTCCGGCCAGAAGTAGCCGTTCACGTTATGCACCACGATGTCCGCAACCCCGGTCTGCATTTTCGCCAGCTGGTTCTGCCTGCCCTTCTTGAAGTGGTACTGCATCGCTCCCTGGGCTGCATACCCTCCGGCGGAGTTGATATCGTACCAGTCTGGAGTATCAGCCATGGCGCCGGTAGTCCAAGCTATGTCAATGAGAACAACCGGGACGGTCTCGCCCTCTATTGAGAAGGCTATCATCACGTCCCAGCAGGCCTGTTTGGTCGCCTTGAGCCAAGCATCAGCTCTCTTTATGCTGGAAATACGAACCTCGTCTACAATCCCATTTACGTTTTTACTGCCTGCGATATGAGAGTCGCCTATTAGTTGTTCACGACTCACAGCGTCAATAAGCCCTATCGTACTTGCCTCTGTATCAGTTTGTACTACCGCATCAACAAACACTCTATTAGTGGCCGTATCCCATGTTCCCGCAAGGTAATAATAAGTAGCTGGGGAGAGTGAGCTATTGCCATTCGCCCATTTATCTCCCCCATCATATTGATAAAAGAACGCCTTATCGCTAACGCCCTGAATAGAGAGCAATATTCTATCCTCAAAGCTGATAATATTTTGTTGCGCAGAACTGAAAGCGGCTATATTTACAATCGCCTCTAATGTCATGCCAGCAACAAAATCAGCTTGGGAGAATGTATCTGTGCCTATAACTATCCTATCATCAGTAACCTCAAAGTCTTGAGCCTCGCCAACTTTACCAGTAGCCTTGATAGGCTCATTAGCAGCTTTCTTGGTGCCGTCATGGTCGTTGTTGGTACTGTCATAGACGTGGCTAGTATCTGCACCGTCAGCCATATGCCAGACCAGCTCGAAATTAGCATCCCATACGCTTTCAGCCACAACGCTATTGGTCACCCCGACGTAGCTGGTATTATCTGCGTGGTCCGCATCGTAGTACAAATACAGCACGGTATCGACGATGGACGAGAAGAAGAAGCCGTCCCGGGCTACCCACAATATCGCCTCTTCTCCGGTGCTGTCCCACTTTTCAACTTCGACATAAAGCTCAGTTTCGCCGTCGGCCTCAGTAATGGCGAGCTTTAAGTCCTCGACCCCCAGCTCGTCGAATACTCGCGTCATGTCCTGGGCGCTGGCGCCGCAGGAAGCGGAGAGACGTATCATCAGCGGGAACCACTCGAGGGCCTCGTCGATATTATCCTTGCTGACAGTGAGCTTTATTCTATTGTCCCAGCCTGTTTTCCATGTGGCTGTCTCGGTGGCGGACGTGAGCAGGGTGTCGAAGCAGGCGTTATAACTTGCTTTTGCAAACCCCGCAGACCTGTCCGTGTCTGATAGGCGGACCTCGTCAAGTATGCCCTCAAATGTCGAGCCGGTAGCCGCGTCGTTGCCGATATCAAGGTCGCTCCCGACGTCCGTTACCCTAGTGCCGACGGGTGTGGTGCTTTCCGTTAAAGTAACGACCTCTCCGTCTACATATATTATAGGATTATTCCCTACTGCTCCGTTATCATAGACAACCATGACGTGATGGTAGGTGTCTATATCAACTTCTGTGGAAGTAGTGGCCCATGTACCGTCAGCCGCGCCGTCGAAGTCATACCAGAATGTGAGTTTGACCTTGCTGGCGGCTTCGTTGGTCGTGGCGAGATACCATGCGACTTTATCGCCAATACGCCCGGCGTTCCCTTCTCCGTCGGAATTAGCGTAGATGATGGCTTCAAGTGTACCTCCAGAGTCAAAGACGTTCTGGATGCTTGATGCGTCCGTTACAGTTAAAGCATCGTCTGTGGCGTCATAATCCTGTGCCTCTCCTATTTTCCCGGTTGCTTCTAGTGGCTCATTAGCTGCCCCTTTGGTACCGTCATTATCGTTCGATGTCGAGTCTCGGGTGTGGCTAGTATCAGCACCATCCTGCATGTGGTCAACAAGGACAAAGTTAGAATCCCATACACGCTCCCCTGGAGTGCCGCCCGGCACGTCCACGAAGTAGGTATTATCATCTTTATCCGCATCGTAGTATAGATAGATTACCGTGTCGGCTGCGGAGGCAATGACCCAGTCCGCCCTTGACACCCACAGGATAGCTTCCTCATTCGTCGAGTCCCACTTCTCCACCTCTACATAAAGCTGCTGGACACCGGTTGAATCAGTGACCGCTATCTTCTGGTCCTCTACTCCGACTTCATCAAAGACTCTGGTCAGGTCTTGCTCTGAGGCTCCGCACTTCCCTGATATCCTTATCATTACCGGGAAGTGGGTCAGGTCAGAATCTATCTTGCTGGAGTCAATGGTTAAGGCTATTCTCTGTTTCCATCCGGAGAGCCAGTCTCCGCAGAGGTTGAAAGTAGCGAGGCTATCCCACGCGCTTTCCTTCTGCGCCTTAATGAAAGCTGCCGAGCGGCCTATATCAGATATGCGTACTTCATCTATCTTACCTAGCATCCGGTTAGCGGTAGACCTGCCTATCTCTAACACGTCAGCTTGTGACACGTTGGCGGCTAGGGTTGCCGTACCATCTGGAGACCCATGATTATAAAAGGTGACTAGCGTACCCACTCGGGTTACATCTACCGCTTGCCAGATCGCCGCCGTGATGGCGGTATCGCTTACCTCAGCGGTAGTTATTTGGAGGTAGATTTTCCCCGTAGTCTGCTCAATCAAGAGCTGCAAGCGACCAGCCTCGACGGCATCTATCTGCCCTACGATTGTCTGGTAAGTGGCGAAGTCGTCAACGTTTATCAGAGCCGAGACAGTAAAGTCAGTGAGAGGGATTACCGGGGCTGCCGTTTCGATGAAGTCGTCATTGTTATCGAATAGCTGCCCGTCTCCGATTTTACCAGTTGCCTCGATGGGTTCATTCGCCCCTAACTTTGCACCATCGTTGTCATTAGAAGTGCTATCGTAAGTAGCGGCGTTAGATGCCCCGTCTTGCATATGTTGAACCATCAGGAAGTTGGCGTCCCACACGCTCTCGGCAACCACACTATTCGGCACGCCCACATAGGTAGCGTTATCGTCCTGGGTAGAATCGTAGTACAGGAATATCTTGGTCGGCCTGGCAGAGTGTAGAACAAATGTGCTAGAACTGGCCCACAGTACGGCCTCGGGGACGGTGTTATCCCATTTCTCCACCTCAACGTACATCTGTGTCGTGCCATCCTCGTCCGTTACCGCTATCTTGAGGGAGTTGGTGGTCAGCTCGTCAAAGACAACGCCCAAGTCCTGACCGTCTACACCCACGTTATGCCCGAGCTTTATCAGCACAGGGAAGTGCGTCAGGTCGCTGTCGACGTTCGTATTGTCTAGG